GAAAGAAAAACAAGTATCCCATATCCTTGGGAAGGACTTAATGAAAAACTTTATGGTCTCAGACAAGGAGAACTTGTGACTCTTACAGGTGGTACAGGACTTGGTAAGTCATCTGTAACTAGAGAATTAGAACATCATCTAATTAAAAACACTACAGATAATGTCGGAGTGATTGCTCTCGAAGAAGACTGGCGAAGAACTATCGATGGTATTCTATCTATCGAAGCTAACGCTAGACTTTACATTGACCAAGAACGAGAGAAGTTTAGCCGAGAAGAACTGGATAAATTCTTCGATGTTCTTTATGACGGAGATAATAAAAACAGAGTATGGGTGCATTCTCATTTCGGCACAAATGATATTGATGATATCTTTTCTAAATTAAGATATATGATTATCGGTTGTGAATGTAAATGGGTAGTCGTTGACCACTTACACATGTTAGTTAGTGCTGTCCATGAAGGCGATGAACGTAGAGCTATAGACTCTATTATGACAAAGCTTAGAAGTTTAGTAGAGGAAACAGGAGCAGGTATTGTTTTAGTTTCTCACCTTCGTAGAGTCGATGGTAACAAAGGACACGAAAATGGTATTGAAGTTTCTCTGTCACACTTGAGAGGTTCAAATAGTATTGGACAATTATCTGATTGTGTGATAGCATTAGAAAGGAATCAACAGTCTGATGATATTGATGAAGCTAGAACAACAAGAATGAGAGTACTTAAATCTAGGTATACTGGAGATGTAGGACTAGCTTCTCATTTACTTTACGATAAAGATACGGGCAGATTATCAGAGGTTGATATATCTGACATACAAGTTAACGAAGATGAGCATGGATTTTAATTATGGATTTAGTATTTGACATAGAGACAGACGATTTAAAAGCCACTAAAGTTTGGTGTATCGTTGCTCAAGATGTAGACACAAATGAAATATTTAAGTTCCCGCCTAGTAAACTTGATGACGGTGTAAAACTTTTACAATCGGCAGATAGATTAATAGGACATAATATTATTGGTTTTGATGTACCGATGATTAAAAAGTTTTTTGATGTAGACTTAACTGATAAAGAACTTCTGGATACATTAGTACTGTCAAGATTATTTAATCCTACTCGTGAAGGTGGACACTCATTGGAAAAGTGGGGATACAAATTAGGTTTCAAAAAGATTGAGTTTGAAGACTATCAAAACTATTCTGCAGAGATGTTAAACTATTGTGTCCGTGATGTGCAACTTAATACTTTAGTTCTTAAAGAATTAAAGAAAGAAGCAAAAGGATTCTCTAAAGAATCAGTTTGTTTGGAACACGATGTTGCTGACATAATGAAACGACAAGAGAAAGACGGATTCAAATTTAATGAGATGGGTGCTAATCTTTTGTTAGCAGAACTTAGACAAGAGATGCAGTCTATTGAAGATGAAGTTCACGAAACATTTCAGCCTAAGTGGGTAGACGATAAACTAGTTACACCTTATGTTAAAAAAGACGGAACTCTTTCTAAAAGAGGACTGACTGCTGATGAATACGAAAGGTGTTTAAACACTTCTAACTACAAACCTTTTATGAGAAAGACTTTACAAGAGTTTAATCTTGGTAGTCGTAAACAGATTGGCGAGTACTTAACTGACTTTGGTTGGAAGCCTGAAAGATTTACACCTACTGGTCAGCCTATTGTAGATGAGAAAACTTTGTCAGAGATAACTCATATACATGAAGCTAATCTTATTGCTAGGTTTTTATTACTACAAAAAAGAATAGCTCAGATAGAGTCATGGCTAGAAGCATTACAAGATGACGGTAGAGTACATGGCTTTGTCATTCCTAACGGAGCTATAACTGGTAGGATGACACATAGGAATCCTAACATGGCACAAGTACCAAGTAGTTCTAGTCCTTACGGAAAAGAATGTAGGTCTTGTTGGATAGTAGAAGAAGGAAATAAATTAGTAGGTATAGATGCTAGTGGCTTAGAGCTAAGAATGTTAGCACACTATATGGATGACAAGGAGTTTATAAATGAAATCATTAATGGAGACATACACACAGCTAATCAAAAACTTGCAAAACTTGAATCAAGAGATAAGGCAAAGACATTCATCTATGCACTTATGTACGGAGCAGGAGATGAAAAACTTGGAAAAGTGGTCGGAGGAAATACGTCAGATGGTAAAAGAGCTAGACAATATTTCTTTGATAATAAACCAGAATTTAAATCTCTTAGAGATAGAGTTCAGAGAGCATCAGCTAAGAAGTACCTCAAGGGTATAGACGGTAGAAAGCTTTACATTAGAAATAGTCATGCTGCTTTAAATACTTTATTACAAGGAGCAGGTGCTATCGTTATGAAGAAAGCATTATCTTTATTAGATACTAAACTAAAATTAAATACTATCGACTATAAGTTCGTTGCGAATATACATGACGAATGGCAAGTTGAAGTAAAGGAATCTCAGGCACACTTTGTAGGACTTCGTGCAGTCGAAGCTATAATAGAAGCAGGAGAATATTTTAATCTTCGCTGTCCTTTAGATGGCGAATACAAAATAGGAGACAACTGGAGTGAAACACACTAGAGTATTAAGTAAAAGATTTGAAGATGGCGAATGGTGGTATATAAGACCTAATGGAAATAGAGAACGAGTAGAGTCTCATGTTAGAAAAAATGATAAACGAATGTTTGTCAATGGTAAGTATATACCGCAGTCTCATCCACTATGGAAGTCAGGTAAGTATAAAACTTTTGACGATGCTGCATTTAGTTCTCTTCAAAACTATGAATCTTCTACAGAAGGAGAAGTATATATTATAAGTAATCCATCTTGGAAAGGTTGGATAAAGGTTGGCATGGCTATTGATGCTGAGGATAGATGCAAACAATACCAAACCTCTAGTCCTTTCAGAGATTATGAATTACATTATAGTAAATTTTTTAATGATAGGAAAGATGCTGAAAGAAAAGCACATAAGATATTAAGTAAAAACTCTGAAGAGAAAAAAGGAGAATGGTTTAAGATTAACAAACAAGATGCTAAGAATATAATCAAAACAATATGAAAAATTTAGATAACTTAGTAGAAGATATTTATTCTAAGCTTTCTGTTTTAGGAGAAGGTAAACCTCTTGATGCTAGTGCTGAGGATATAGATGCTCTAGGAGAAAACATTAAAGAAGTACTACATCACTGGGCTAATCCATCACCAAGAAGTTCAGACATGCTAAGAATGTCTAACATTGGGAAACCTACTAGGCAACTATGGTATGATTTAAAATCAGAGAATGAATCTACTGAGTCTTTACCTCCTCCGGTGTTTATTAAGTTTTTATACGGACACCTGCTAGAGGAAGTATTATTATTCTTAGTAAAGATTTCTGGGCATGAAGTAGGTAATGAACAAAAAGAAGTATCTGTATCTGGTATTAAAGGACACATGGACTGTACTATAGACGGAGAAGTAGTAGATGTTAAGACTGCCTCAGGCTTCGCCTTTAAGAAATTTAGAGACGGTACGTTAGCAGAACAAGATACCTTCGGCTATCTTCCACAACTTGCAGGTTACGAAGAAGCTGAAGGTACAAAGAAAGGTGGCTTCTTAGCTATGAATAAAGAGACTGGAGAGTTAGCTTTATTTAGACCTTCTGAGTTCGACAAGCCTAATATTAAAAAGAAAATAAGAGATGTTAAGAAAGCAATAAAGCTTGACAGACCACCTCAAAGATGTTATAATCCAGAACCAGAAGGAAGCTCTGGCAATATGAAACTTCCTAAAGAATGTGTATATTGCAGACATAAGTTTGAATGTCATTCAGACGCTAACGATGGATTAGGTCTAAGAGTATTTAAATACTCAAGAGGATATACTTACTTAACACAAACACCAAGACCACCTAAAGTTATAGAGGTTACAAATGAATGGCAGAAAAGCAAAAAGACTTCGTAAACATGCAGCTCAGTTGTTGATTAAATGGATTAGGTCTATGACTCCTGATGGAGAAGATGCAACTAAGATTACTACAAAAAATTTACATGAGTTCTTACCAGAAGATACTCATATATTTGCTAATGGTAAATACATGGTTAGTGCTTATACGCTTAGATGGTTTTATAAAAAGGTAAAACAAAATCCTAATCTAACATTGGAGGATATATTAAATGGCAGATAAAGTAAATCATCCTGAACACTATAATCAAGGTACTATAGAATGCATCGATGCTATCGAAGCTATGCTATCTCACGAAGAGTTTGTTGGATATCTACGTGGTAACTCGTTGAAGTATAGATGGAGATTCCGTTATAAGAATGGTAAAGAGGACCTACTTAAAGCTGAGTGGTACGAAAGAAGATTATTAAAAGTATTAGAGGATAAAGATGGTAGAAGATAAAGTAGGACAAAAACCTTATCTAGGTATTGAAATAAATTATGATAAAGAAAAAAAACTAGATAAGTTTAGTTTGGATACATTAAAGGATAGATATTTTTGGGAGGAAGAAACACATGCACAAGAAGCTTTTGCTAGGGCTGCAGTATTTGCTGCCACTTTCAAGGGTGTTACAGATTATGAAATGGCTCAAAGACTGTATAACTACAGTTCCGATTGTTGGTTCATGTTTAGCACTCCTATACTTAGTAACGGGGGAACAACTCGTGGTCTTCCCATTAGCTGTTTTCTTAATTATGTTCCCGATAGTCGTGATGGTTTATCTTCTCACTATGACGAAAATATTTGGTTGGCTAGTTCAGGTGGTGGAATTGGTGGATACTGGGGAGATATTAGGAGTAATGGTATTTCTACTTCTAGCGGGAGTCGTTCTACTGGAAGTATTCCATTCATCCATGTAGTTGATTCTCAGATGTTAGCCTTTAATCAAGGCGTAACTAGACGTGGTAGCTATGCTGCATATATGGATATATCGCATCCAGAGATTGAAGAGTTTATAAACATGAGAAAAGAATCCGGTGGCGATATAAACAGAAAGTGTTTAAACTTACACAATGGTATTAACATCACTAATGATTTTCTTAAAGCTGTTAGAGATGATGCAGACTGGAGATTGATAGACCCTAAAACAAACGAGGCAGTTAAAACTATAAACGCTAGAGAGTTATGGTGGCAGATTATATATGCAAGAGCCGAAACAGGCGAACCCTATATGATAAACATAGACAACTGTAATGATGCTTTACCACAAGGACAAAAAGATTTAGGCTTAGAAATAAAACAAAGCAACTTATGTTCAGAGATAACTCTACCCACTAACGAAGAAAGAACAGCAGTATGTTGTTTGTCTAGTGTTAACTTAGAACATTATGATGAATGGTCTAAAGATGATTACTTTATAAAAGATTTAATAACTATGTTAGATAATGTTCTACAA